ATCACTAGTTACTTCGATTAATTTTGGAGTAAAATCAATTGTAGAAATACCATCTAGGAATGAATAATATTGAGTAAATGCTCTTAAATTGGATACAGAAAACTCAGTATTTCTTGATCTCATGAAAGTATCAAATTCACTTTCAATAAATGATCTTTCTGTTGATCTTGAAGTACTACTATCGGAAGAAGTAAATGTTTCCTGAGAAACTGTACCATCACTTAAACTTAATTCTGTCCAGGTATCTCTTACTTGACCAACACCTAATCCACCAGATCCAGTTCCTGTGGTATTGTTAACATTGTTTAAAGTAATTCTTTCAGTATTGACTCTACTTTCTAAATTGAGACTATTGTTATGTGTAATAACTCTATCGGGAAGTTCAACAGTCCTTATCCAAGTATCTCTAAATGGATTTAATCTAACATCACCAACATATTGAATAACGTGGAATGGGTTTACATTTTCAACTCTTGTTGCTAATGGTTGTTCTATCCAATCAATACTTTCATAATCCAAAGTAATTACTTGTCCAGTCTTTTTAACTCTATTATCTAATAATTCAAAATTTTGAGATAAATCTAATTCATAATCTGCATAATTTGCTAATGGTATAATTTGATTTTTTAAACTATTTTTTGATATTAATGGAGTTAATTCATTGTTATCTGAAATTTCTGACAAAGAATTTCCTAAATCAATAAAATTATCATTTTTGAAAGGATCTGCAAAAAATCCTGTTTTAAATCTGTTTATACCATCGGCATCTTGTATTTGTAATGTTTGTGTATCTAATTCTAATAATGATAATGAAGTTACAATCTCTAAATTTTCTACTCTATCTTCAATCTTTCCAATATCTCTCATGGTATATCTTCTATTATCAACTAAAGATACCTTTGCATCACTAGTATCATAAAGATATGGTGGCAATGAAATAGATGCTATTTCTAACAAATCTCCTGCCTTATAAGGCTCTTTTGGATTAATTGATGATATTCCCTTTTCAATAACAAAAGATCCATAACTATCCAAATATACTTTATCAATTCTTCCAAGATAGAAATTGTAGTTTACTAAACTAGACTCATTTGGAGTAAATATTACTTTTGGATCACTGCTAAAATTTCTTGATGAAAAATCAAAAGGTGAAGATGATGAACCACTAAAATATGATACTCTTGGTCTAAAGTCTAGTGTGTCAGAAGATCTAATGTTCAAAAATCCTATATTTGGTACATCTTTAGCATAGTTTTCTTCATTGTAACTTAATACACTGAACAAATCACCAGAATCTGTTGAAGAAACATCATAATGATCAATAACTATAGTGAGTTTTTTAGTTGGTTCTTGTTCGTTTGCATTCCTTATTATTTTTGAATAATCGTAATATTGGTTTTTTTGTCCTTTATCTAATTTAAAAATATTAGTAATATTTTTATATCTTCCAAATGACAATGATTCTATTGGTGCTGTAATATTAGATTGATCAAATGATACTTCTTCACCAACTTGAAATTTATTACCATTTAAATATACAATCTCAACACTATTTGGATAAAGAGGATCTTTTTTAACAATTCTTGCTATAGAATTGCTTGTTTTACCTATTATATTTTCCCCAACTATTGAATTATTATAAACTCCATATAGAGAAGAAAAGTTTAATCTGTCAAAAGTTGGAAGAGATGAATCCAAAGATTCATAAACTGCCAAAACTCTAATTACATCTGGATATCTTAGACAAATTTCATTATCTTGAACTCTTAATCCATAATATCTGTTAAAAGTTAATCCGTCGTTAATAGATGATCCAGAATTAGATCCAGATTGTTCATATTTTGATAACTCAACATTAACTAAAGTACTCTTTTTATGAACTTTAGTTTTACTTTGTATACCAGTCTTTACGAATGTGCCATTAACAATATAAGTAGTCTTACCATTAGTTATGCCATTAAATGTAATTTGTGTATATTCAGGATTAAAAGTAACTTGGTCATCAGTTAAAGACTCTATAGTTCCATCGTCATAATGAATAGAATACTTCTCTGCATCAAAGGTGTCAAATTTTATAGATCCAGAATTTCCTGGTAAAGTAAAATCTCCTGTTGATAATGTTAATGATCCTCCAGATATTGTATTAGAAGATACTGATTGTGCAGAAAATGTTAATTGTGAGTTACTAAGATCTATACTAGAAATATTTGTATTAGGTAATACTGAATATAAATATCCAGAATTTTGATCTCTTATTACAGAATTACCAACTATGAATCTGGATTGTAGATTTGAATCTGTAATATCACCATCATTTACATTAGATACTGAAGATACACTTGATAATGTAAAAGTTGTTCCATCAGTAGATACATCAGTAACACTATTATAAGTTTCTGTACTAAATCCAACTCTAGAATATTTTACTATTGTGTCAGTCGATATTCCACTAAAAGGTTTATTTGCAGTTCTTACTACCCCATCAGATCCTATAGTAATTTGATCTTGCCCACTAAAACCAACTGGAATAAAGGATTCTAAAACAGAATCTGCTAAAAATGCAGGACTTCCAGAAGAATAAACAGATTTAATATCTGAAGAATTATAAGACTTTACACCTAAAATCGTTCTAGATTGTAAAGTTACACCATTAATAGAAATATTTTCATTAACTAAAAATGTTCCAGATGTTTGTCTTACAACTGCAAGATTATCACTAGTTCCTGCAGAAACAACATATCCAGTAGCACCACTGCTATTTCCTGTAATAATTGATCCTGCTGGTAATTCTGTTGCAGTTAATGAATTATTTAAAGTTAAATGTGTATAAAACTGAATATCATAAAGATATAAATCCCATTTTGTCTTTGCTCCTTCATAAGCAGCATCAGTAAGTTTACATAAATAAATTCTTGCAGATCCCAATTCAACTCCACCTGGAGTTGAAGTTGCACCATTTCTTCTTCTACTGTAAAAATAGACTGTGGATCTATTTACAGGAGCTCCGTAAATATTATTGATTCTTAAAATATTACCCATCTTAAAGGGTACTAAAGCACCAGTAACTGTTTGAGTATCTCTTGGTTTTTCAATATCTAAAATAGTTGTGCTGGTTTTTTCAACATCATATCCTTTTACATATGCTTTGCCAGGACTTATAGTAACACACATTAAATCATCTGAAGGTGTATTTCCTCCAGTTGTAGTATTACCATCAAAGTAAATTCCATTATTACCTAATAAATTATTTAATGAATTATTGATAGAAATATTAAATGGTGTTACTGTGTAATTACCAGATTCATCATAAGTTCTCTGGGCAAGATAATCTTTTATTAAATTGTAATCAGTTTTATTCTCTATTCTTTTAAGAAATCCATTTTCAACTCTTAGTAATTCTATAAAATCAGTATCATTTATATCAGATAAAGATTTTTTTGTTAATGATAAATTTATTTTTAAACGATCTGCGCCAGGAGACGCAAAGTTTGTAAATCCTTTTGCATTATCAAATAAAGATTCATCATCTTTTGTTGTTATAATATTCTCAGATACTCTTAAACCAACTCTATATGAAGAAATATTATTATAATAATCTAGTATTATAGTTTGTTTGTTTACATTTACAAAAGTTCCTCTGACAAAATATATACCATTATCAATTGAAACTGAAGATCCTAATGCAGTTGCATCATCAGATATTAATGATGCAAAGGGAGTTCCATCAGATATTAGTACATTGTTTATTCCATAGGATACTGGTTCAGTTGATAATAAAGATTCTCCATTTAAAAAGACTGATTGATTGAAACTATTATCAGAATCTAAGTACTTTACATAAATTGTAATATTTTCTACACCACTACTATTCGGAAAAACTACTTCTTTTACAATTGCTGATATTCCAGATACCTCTCCTCTAATTATCTGACCAACATATTTTTCTATATAGAGTGAAATATCAACTCCGAAAGATGTAGAATTTAATTTTACTGCACAATATTCTGAGTCATATGATACACCACCAGGTATTACCATAGAACCTTCTTTGAAAATATGACTTCCAAAAGATTCTATTTGGTTTTGTAAAATAGACTGTATTGTATTTAATTCTCTAGACTGAACTGGCTTTGCCGGATTGAAAAGAACTTTATAAAAGTTCTTTGTGGAATCAAAGTCATCAAAATATGGATTAACATTGAGATTAGTTTTTTGTGCCATTTTTTAAAATTCTAGAATAATTTTAATATCTTCTTTTTGTCTAGAGTTTCTTTGTACTAAAGGTCTGTTATCGATGTAAATAATATCTCCAGATGTTTTATTTATTTCAGGACTTGCGATACCAGAAGTAAAAGATACATCAAGGTTAATTATTTTATTTTGAACTGTTAACGTCGATGCACTAAATGATGAGTCTATAGAACATAAAAATCCACTGTCAATGCCTCTAACTGAACCACCAGAAGAACTAAAATCAATTGAAGCATTTGCCGAAGAAGAAATGCCAACATAATCAGTTTGATCATATGTTGATTGATTATAGTATAATGATCTGTCTTTAAAATATTTTAAAACTTTTGTATCTCTATCATAAGATGCCACATATCCAACTACTTTATCTCCACTCGTCAGAGTTTGTTCTATTTTTTCACCAACAGTTGGTAAAGTTGAACCGGATGGTATGACTTTTAATGATGTTAAACCAGAAAATCTGTCTGAAGTATAAGATTCTGTGGATATAAATTTAGTTGGATTTTTTAATATTCCAATTTGAGCAAATTTTGTATCTACAGGAAAATCTTTGGATGAATCATCAAATCTAGAGTAGATTAAAACCTTATCTGATCCCATTTCTCGATATAAATCATATCCATGCCCTCTTGAAGGTGGTATTATTGGTATTAGTTTTGCTGGAAATGGAATAGTGTCTATAGTTTGAAGTGGACCAAGATCAACAATTCCATAAGTATATCCACTACCACCTGCAGTTACTGTGGTTTTTATTATTTGACCATCTTCGTTTGCTTCAACAAAAACTCTACCTCCAGACCCATCACCTAAAATATCTACTTCTCCTGTAGCATAATTACTTCCTTGACTTTCAATGTACACAAACTTAATTTGATTATTGTTAAGGGTAGAATCTCCATTATCTCTAACAGATTGTATTTGGGATAATGTTGAAGTTTCCCAACTATTTGGTAATGGTATATATTCAGTGGAATCAAATTTAATAATATCTGTAGGGGGGACAGTAAATAGATATTTCCAAATATAACCATCTCCACTATTGCCGGCTCTAGATGGTTCCAAATCCGTAAATAGTGGTTCATCTTGAGATTGATTTCCAGTTGTATTGATACCACTAGAACCATTAGATATACAAATATATACTTGATACTGACTATTCATTACATAATAATTAGAATCATATAATCTAGCCCTATTAGTAACTGCAGATGGATTTGTGACACTATAATCGTGTCTATACATATCATATCTTACACCTTGTGTCCAATCAATCTTTCTTACACATCTCCTAATATTTTGAGATGTTACTTTTTTTCCATATAAAATAGTGTCTCCATAATGAGGAAGATAATCAAAATTATCAGTAGGATTTGGCAACACTGCACTATCAGCATCAACTAAATCTGGACTGTCCCAATTTTCACTTCTACCAAATCCATTTATTCCCGGATTTGGTAGACCAACAAAAATATAATAATTATCAGTCCCAGTATCTATTGAATTAATAAAATTATTTGTATTTAAAATTCTAAATTGGTCTGTAACAAAGGCTGGCATATTAACCTGGTTTTTTTTACTATTTATATTATGTTGTTAAATCTTTTTTAAGAGCACCTGTCTTTCTTAATCCATATCCTTTTCTTTGAACTGTTGGATAAGTTGTCAAACCAGAATTAACCTCATATCCACTTACACCTATAGAGACAGGATTAGAAGATCTAGTAAATCCACTAATTTTACCCCAAGAGAATTTTCCAACAGGATTAGATACTACACCAGTGGTTGCAATACCAACAATATTTGTAGTATTTGATATATTGCAAGTTATAATTCCAGTAAGAGTATCAATTCCGTGTACATAATAAATGTTATCTAAGACAGATGTTGATACTCCAACAATTTCACTTTCACTTTGATCTATAGTTGTTAATCCAGTACCAACCTGAGTATCAAAAATATAAATTGGATATCCAACTGAAAGATCTGAATAAACTTCATCGGATTTAAATAATTTAAATTCTATAGCTAAATCCGTACCAATTCCAGTTGTTGTTCCGATACCAGTAATTACTCCGTCAAAACCAACAACAACATTTGCATTCAGACATTCTTCAAATTCAATAGTAGGATAATCTATTATTACTTGTGGTGGATTTGTATTAGTATAACCAAATCCTGGGTTGATAATAGTTACATCTGATATAGATCCAGATGAAATAGTTAATGATGCTGTAGCAGTTGTACCAACTCCAACTCCAACTCCATAATATGGATTTGATATTTTTATGTTTACAGATCCTCCCGTATAACCGAAACCACTATTTACTATAGAGAGTGATTGTATTGTACCTGATGCAGAGACAACTGCAGTTACAATACCAACTTCTATAGACTCATTAGATGGAATTATTAGAAGATTAATTTTTTCTGTAGGAAGTTCTTCTTCATAATTAAAGAAACTTGCATTATCAACAAATACCTCAGTATCTGCTGATGAAAAATCTTTTATAATTTTTGCAGTTGGATATACTTGAGGTTCTAAAGAATCTCTAGATTTTGAGTATACGATATCATTAATTATAATATCTTCTTTTTGTTTTATCCAAAATACTGGTTTTTCATTTTCTTCATCTACTCCTTGTTCAGAATATAAATTAGTTTCCATTAAATCCGATGAAATAAAGTCAAAAACAGTCCTTGTATTTTGAGTAACTGTATTTTGTAAATTAGAATTATTACTATAAATCTGTACAGTATCACCAACTTGAATTAGTTCATCTACTTCTATTCTTAGAGAATCTACATCTCTAGTTCCAACATAAAAATAAATTTCTACATTATCATTAACCTTTGGAGCAGTTAAGAACCTTACTGACGATCCACCATTAAATTCATAAGCAATTTTTGGTTCTTGAAGAATTCCATTTACAAAAATAACTAATAATGAATCAAAATCTATAACCTGAGAATCTGGATCATCAATGTTTGTTTGGAAACTTAAAAGTTCACCTTCATAATATAATGGATAGTTTAATCTTGACCCATTTTGGAAACGTCTTATAGAGTCAATTAAATTTAACTCTCCAAATTGCCACGCAGCAAAATCATCATTATAAGTTTCTAAAACTGCAAGTTTAAATTCTTCTATTGGATCTGATAAATCTTTTGCTGTTACTAATCCAACTGGTTTAAAAATATCACCTCTTCTAAAATTATAACCAGGTCTTGTAATTTTGAAGGATGAAACTTCAAATAATGTAGTACCAATACCAACATTATTAGGACTTGCACCAACTTCAACATTCATTAATAATCCAATTCCAGTATCAGTTGTTTCACCAATTCCCAATCTTGATACTCCTATAACTGGGAGATTTTCATAACTTGGTGGTGACACTTGAATTATTGGATTGCTATATCCTGTTCCACCTGCCCCTACAGTAAACGATAAAGTTCCACCTGCCCCAACGGAAGCAGTTATAGTTGCAGGATCTCCTACGTGCCCAGATTCAGTCACTCCAATGGAAATAGTGCCTCTATACCCAGAACCAAAATTTAAATCTTCGTACCAAGGATATATTGTTCCATAACCAACATAGTAATGTGGTAAGGTACTTGTGCCAACTTGAACTGAGAATGATGTTGTACCAACACCAACAAGATTTAAAGAATAATTATGAGATGGGAAGTAAGAAACAATTCCTGGATTTGAAGGACAAGTAAATGCTAATCCAACAATTTTTACTTGATTAGCACCAATAAGACCATCTGTAGAAGGTGCAAAAACTCTTAATACACCAGTTTCATTATTATATGAAACCGTAGTAAATGCAATTGAATTTCCTGTTGTTGCTATACCAATTATGTCAGTAATAGTACCATTTACATCCAAAGATGCTTTTACTTTTGCTCCAACCAATGGGGCATATCCAAGACCTGCAGTAGATCCTAAAGAAACAATAATTCCACCTCTTGGTAATTGGTTTTGGTTTACATCAGATTCGGAAATTGTAATTTCATCGTTGTCATTTCTTATTCCACTAAAAACAACACTACTAATTCCAACTGAAGGATTTTCTACAATTTTAAAATTATAATCTGTTACATTTTCAGTAA